AAGCCTGTTCTTGTCCATTCTTTTGATCCTGGAGGAACTGATGTTTTAAGAGATATGATAGCTTCAGGTGAAATTCTGGCCGATACTCGCTTTGAGATTGAAGATCCATTCAAACCTAAAGCTTGTAGACTCTGGGAGGACGAGTTTAATAATCTTCTTAGAAAAGATTTCTTTTCCTATGTAGGAACTTATATTATCGACAGTATGACTACCTGGGCTCAGACAATCATGTATGAAGTTATTAGAAGAGCTGCTCTGAAAAAGAAAGATAGAAATCCTGGAGAAGCGCCTCGGAAACAAGATTGGATGCCTCAGATGGCTTTTATAGAAAATTACATGAGGAAATTCCTATCTCTTCCATGCCACTGTATCCTTATGGGTCATAGTGACCAACCGACAGATGAAGAAGGAAATGCAGTAGGAGATCTAGGAATTATGATAACGGGAAAACTCCGAGAACGTGTTCCTGCCCTTTTTTCTGAAATTTATTATCTCAGAATGAAGGACTATAGAACAGAGACTCGAGAACTTCTTGTAAAACCCGTTTATAGAATCCAGGTAGGGACTCGCCTGGGAAATGGAGGTAAATTAGATAAAACAGAACCACCGGATATTAAGAAGATTATGAAAAAAGTTGGATTATCTGCAACAGACAAACCATTATTTAATACTTATGATTTAGAGGAGGAAACAAAATGAGTTTTTTGGACTTAACACAAGAAAATCTGGAAGATGCTAGAGAACCTAAAGTTGTTGATGAAGGCGAATATACCATTCAAATAGCTGACTGGAAAACAGACGATGATGGTAATGTTATAAAGAGGGATTCTAACGGTAATCCTTATATAATGCCTGTTCTGGAAGTTTGTGAATGTCCTGAGGCAGAATATGCTAAGACTTTTACTCACTTCTTGCGAATGCCTCATGAAGATATGATTAAAAAAGAACGTAATAATGCTCTTTGGAATCTTAAAGAATTCTTCTTGGCCTTTGAAATCGATTATTCTCAGCGGATTGATTTTGAAGAAACTGTTGGAAAGAAAGCAGATGCTTTACTGACTGTTCAGCCGGATGAAGGTTATGGAGAGCAAAATCGAGTACAACGATTTCTCCCTTCTAGGTAATCTAAAATAACTTAATAGGCATAGGAGTCTTATCTGGCTCCTATGCTTTAATCAAATATTAGGTAATTATGTATAGAATCTTATGGAAATCTTACAAGACTAAAAAATGGTATAAAAGTCCATTTGTTTTTAAACTTTCTAAAGCAAAAAAACTAGTCAAAAATATGAGAAAATTATGTAAAGATACTATTTTTACTATCACAGAAGAACTGAATTTTTTAAGCTCTGAGGAATATTCAGAAAAATTTTGTTCTTATGAAGATAGAAAAAAGAGGTTCTTAAGAATTAAAAAGGAGAAAAAAGATGCAAAAGAAAAGATATAGATTGCTTGTAGATATTACTCCTAAACAACATATGTTTCTAAATAATCTTCCTTATGGCTGGAAGAAGCAGATCTTTGGAGCTCTTATTGATATGATTATAGAAATGACTCGTCAAGAAGGTATTAAATCTTTATCTTCTATTATAAGTCATAATATTAATCTAAATAATTTCTTTCAAAAGAGTTAACTATGAATATAAAACATCTGCATAAGAGTATTTCTGAACTTTCTGATAAAGAAGCTATTTCTTTAATCAGACATCTCAGGGATCTCAGAAGACAACTTCCGGAAACAAAGAGAGTTATTAAGAAAAAGAAAAAAGAAAAAACATCTGCTAAATCTATAGAAATATCTTTTTTAGATATGACAGATATAGAGAAGGCAGAACTTCTTAAAAAATTTTTACGTTTAAAGAAAGGGGCAAAGAATGGTTGAAAGAGCGTGTAAAGATCTAAATACAAAGATAAACAATCTAAAAGTAGTTGGTATAGATTTAGATGATATAGAGATTGGAAAAAGGTTTCGAGAAGAGCTTGGAGATCTTGAGGCACTGGCATCTTCAATAAATAAAGATGGTTTGATCCAGCCTATCTCTGTCTGTATTAACTCCGATAGAAGCTTCGGTAAGAATTACAGGTTAATCGCTGGAGGAAGAAGATATGCGGCCCTTTCACATCTATGTAAACAGAAAGGTCAATCAAAAATAGTTTCTTGTAGAGTATTTCCAGAAGAAATGTCTGAAATGCGTTTAAGAATTCTTGAATTTGCTGAGAATCTTTATAGAAAAGATCTAACCTGGCAAGAAGAATGTAATCTAAAGGCTCATATACATGATCTTCAACAGAAAATCCATGGAGTTAAGACATCAACTGCTCCAAACGCTCCTGGCTGGTCTTTGACAGATCTATCTGAAATGACTGGTAAATCTAAAGGATCTCTTTCGGGAGATATTAATCTATCTAAAATGATGCAAGAGACTCCTTCAATAGACTGGAATCAGTTTAAAACAAAAAATGACGCTCAGAAAGCTATTAAACAAGCCAAAAAAACTGTCTTACAATCTACTGCGGCAAAAAAGGTTAAAGAATCTTTAGGTGAAGGGGAGAATAAAAAGAAAAAACTTGTTGATGCCTATCATGTTGAGGATTTTTTTAAGGGGATTAAAAAGATAGGTAACGGTACAATGGATTTTATAGAAATTGATCCTCCTTACGGAATAGATCTAGAAAAAAAGAAAAAAGAATATAATTATTTTGGTTATAATGAGATAGATGAGAAAGATTATTCTACTTTTATGCAAGAGGTATTTAAAGAAAGTTTTAGAGTTCTTAAAAATAATCGTTGGATGATTTGCTGGTTTGGACCTGATTGGTTTGAGAATATCTTTCAATGGTTAACTAATGCTGGGTTTAAAAGTAGAAGAATTCCAGGAATATGGGTAAAGAATTCTCCAGATGAGGATGGAAATATCTATAGAGCTGCTGGACAAACTATTCAACCAAATAGATTTCTTGCAAATGGTTATGAGATGTTTTTCTATTGTAGAAAAGGAGATCCTAGTATAGAAAAACAAGGAACTTCTAACATATTCGGTTTTAAACCTGTTCCAGCTTCCTACAAAATCCACCCAACAGAACGTCCTATAGAACTCATAAAAGAACTTCTAAACGTTTTCACTTTTCCAGGCGCTAATATTCTAGTCCCTTTCGCAGGTTCTGGAAATACTTTAATAGCCGCTGCCCAAAATAACATGCTTCCTATCGGCTTTGATTTAACAGAAGATTATTATGAAGGCTATATAATCAACGTATATAAGAAATGTTAAAATCTTTGTTCAAATTTTAAACATAGGGGATTATAATGAAGATAATTAAAATATCTGAAAATAATGAAGATGTTCTAATAGCTGAAAATATTCATCCTTCTTATGGAGAGAAGATAACAAATCTTTTAAATACATATAGAAATAGTTCTCAAGGATTTTTTAGATTAGTTAAGGATACTTATCAGCTATATTTATATGAAGAAAAATAAAAAGGAGAATATTATGGGTTATTCTGTAGACCCTTCCTATGTTCGTGTGGATTTTTTCAAACCTAGCGGAAAGTGGTACACCACTGAAGCAGTTAAATGGACAGGAGCTTGGTTAGGAAAAGATGGAGACATACATGAGCAGTTTGCTAAATCTCTTCGAGATCATTTTAAAGAACATCCCGAGAGATTATGTGAAATGGATGCTATTTGTCTAGATCCTTATCACGAATTTTCGCATCCTATTCAGATAAAACTAGGATGCAAAAATTCGCCTCCTATACAAATAAAACAAGGAAAATGGAGATATTATGAAACTTCCTAAAGCACATACAACAGTTCCTCCATCTCAAAATATCGGAGCTCCTTATGTAGGAATAGGAGAACAACCTGGTAGGGAGGAGGTTAAGCGTAGACAAGTCTTCGTAGGTTCTGCAGGGAGAGAGCTCTATGAAGATTTAATAGCTGCCGATATTAGTCGTCCTCAAATCTATCTAACAAATGTGATTAAAGATTTAGATAGACCTCTAGATCATTATATTCAACTTTATAAAGGCTCTAGAAGACTTTCAGAACCTATTATTAGCGAAAAAGGTCAGAAATATATTGAATTTCTTCAATGGGAGTTATCTAAAACATCAGCTAAATATTTTCTAGCTATAGGCGGAGTAGCTTTATTTGTTCTAACAGGCAAAATAGGAATAACAAACTGGAGAGGAAGTGTTTTAGATTGCTCGTTAGTTCCTGGAAGAAAAGTTATAGGTACTTTACATCCAGCAACAGTAATTCCTCCAAGAAACCAATATCTAAATCGACGTTTGATTATTTTTGATCTTAAGCGTTTAAGAGAATGCACAGAAAATCTTTATATTCCTTCTGAATATGATATTACTATAAAACCAAGCTTCTCAGAAACTATAGATTTTTTAAATTTCTGTTTACAAGAAGGTCTTTCTGGAAACAGAATCAGCTATGATATCGAAGTTTTTATGAATCGTAAATATAAGCAGGTTAGCTGTATTGCATTCGCTGTTAAGGGTAGAGGAATATGTATTCCCTTTGTAGATCATAGAGGAGATTATTTTAATATAAAACAAGAAACAGAAATATGGAAAAAAGTAGCTGAGATTCTAGAACATCCTAAGATAAAAATCTGTGGACAGAATCTAGCCTTTGATGCACATTTTCTTCTACGTATCTATGGAATCAGAACAACTAATATAGATGATACCATGGTGGCTCAGAATCAGATTATGTCAGATTACCCTAAAGGTCTAGATTTTATCACATCTATTTGGACTCATCATCCTTATTATAAAGCAGATGGTAAAGCATTCTTTAAAGGATCTGGAAAATATGAGAAATTCTGGAGATATAACGCAACTGATGCGCTTATCTGTGATGAAGCATTTCATAAACAGTTTAAAGAGATTACTGATCTTGATACAATAGATTCATATAAAAGACAGGTAAGAATAATAGAACCTCTGGTCTATATGATGGAGAAAGGTCTAAAAATAGATATTACTGGAATGGAAAGTCTTTATCATGAGTATGAACAGATTCTTATCGATCTGCAAAAACAATTAGATGATATGATAGGACATTCTCTAAACGCAAAAAGTCCAAAACAGCTTAAAGAATATTTCTTTCATGAGAAAGGTATTAAACCTTATAAATATAAGGGAAAAATATCTTATAATAATGATGCTATGAAAAGATTAATCAGAAAAGGCTGGAAAGAGGCTTCGTTAATTCAAAAAATACGTCAATATACCAAACTTAGATCTACATATCTAGATGTAGGAAAGGTAGATAAAGATGGTAGAATACGATGTTCTTATAATCCAGTCGGTACTCGTTACAGTCGGATATCTTCGAGTAAAACTATCTGGGGAACAGGAGGCAATCTACAAAACTTTCCTCATGAAATCCAGAAGTTTCTTATACCTGATGAAGGTTATGCCTATTATGCTTTTGACTTAGGCCAAGCGGAGAATAGGATTGTAGCTTATGTAGGCGAGATAATAGATATGATAGAATGTTTTGAGACTAACACAGATGTGCATTCTAAAACAGCTCGCATGATTATGAAAACTTTCTATGGAAGCGACACAGTAGGAAAAATATCTGTTAAAGACATTGCTCCTATGGGAAATGGAGATAAATCTTGGAGATTTTGGGGAAAGAAAGCTAATCATGGTTTTAACTACGATTGGGGCTATAAGAACTTCGCATTAGTAAATGAATTACAAGAAAGTGATGGTAAGTTAATTTATCAGGCATATCATAAACTATATCCTGGAGTTCAACAGTCTTTTCATACCTTTGTTAAACAATGTTTAAGAACAACTAGAATTCTAACAAACTTAATGGGAAGAAGAACTTTATTCTTAGGGCCTCTGACCGGTTCTAAGGCTAACGATACCTTTAAACAAGCATATTCTTGTATTCCTCAAGGAACTGTCGGAGATATTATTAATGAAAGAGGGCTTTGTTATATCTATTATAATCAAGATTTATTTAAGCCGATAGAACTTCTTAGACAAGTCCATGACGAGGTAGGTTTTCAGATACCTCTTGATATAGGCTGGGATAAGCATGCAGAAATGCTCTTATTAATAAAACAGAATCTTGAGACTCCATTAACTACTCATAATGGTAGAACATTTGTTATTCCTGCAGATCTTACTATCGGAAAACATATGGATAAGAAAGAGGGAATAGAAATTGATTTCTCAAAAGATCTTGAAAAAGAGTTAAAAGAAGGTTGGGAGAAACTTAATGCCTGATGAACGATTATGTAAGAATTGGTTACAAAGTTATGTCCATTACTGTCATGACTCAGAACCTCCTACAAAATTTCATGAGTGGATGGGAGTTTCTATTATCTCATCTGCTCTACAGCGAAAATGTAGATTAGAATGGGGCTCTTTAACTTTTTATCCTAATTTTTATATAGTTCTAGTAGCACCTCCAGGTAAGGCTCGTAAAGGAACTGCAATGGCTTTTGCTCAATCTTTTATAAGTAAGATGAACATCCCTTTAATTAGTGATACAACTTCTCTTCAGGCTCTCATTAGAAGAATGAGTGAAAGCACAAACACAGAAGAATCCGCTGAAGGATATTTTGAAAGCCACTCTTCTGTAACAGCATTTTCACCTGAACTATCAGTCTTCTTAGGATTTTCAAATAAGGAGTTAATATCAAATCTATGCAACTTTTATGATTGTCTAGATATATTCAGATATGAGACAATATCACGAGATGTTGAGGAAGTAATAGGAGTTTTTTTAACACTTGTAGGTGCTACAACTCCTACGCAGGTAAAAGAAACTATGTCCGTTGAATCTATAGGTATGGGTCTTACAAGTAGATTTATTTTTGTTTATGAGGATAAGATTAAAAAAAGAGTTGTATGTCCTTTTTTTACTATGTCAGAAGAAGGTAAACAATTAGAAAAAGATCTGATATCTGATCTTACTAAAATCAGATCTATTCGAGGTTCTTTTAAGGTAACTAAAGGATTTTTAAATTACTGGACTTCTTGGTATGGTAATTATCCTGAGGAAAGTAAAATAGATCCTTCCCATTTCGGAAACTATTGGGAGCGTCGTC